TGCCGCCGGAATTGGCGGGAGCCACAGGCATCGTCAGCATGGGAGCGCCGTCAGAGGAAAGAGACATAGAAAAACTCCTTTCAGTTTTTTATTATCAAATCGTGGCCACGATTTTGATTACCGCAAAAAGCTCTCAAATTGCTTTGCCATTGCCTGCAGCTGGTTCAGCTGCTGCTGGCTCATTTTGCCGGATTGCAGCAGCTTTTCCACCTCCGCTTTTGGATCTCCCTGAAACGTGGTGCGGAACTGGTTAAATTGCTGCATGAGCCGCTGGAATTGGCCCATCGGCCCCGGCATCTGACCGCCGCCCATGGCCTTAAAAAAAGGATTAGCCATCAGCGTCAGCCTCCTTCACCTTCTTTTTACCCTTCATGCCGTCCACAACCGCCGCCAGCGCGTCAAATTCTTCCTGGGTGACAAACTTCACCGGGTCTGCCGTAGGCGCTGTACGGGGCGTTTCTGCGCGTTCTACGAGGTCATAGATCGTGAGGGACGGTTTACCGCTGGCATCTGCCTTTTTGAGGTACACTGTAGGCGCGGAGCTATCCCACAACGCCACAGCGGCGTTGGGCGCGATCATCCAGTTTCGGGCCTCCTGTTCCCCACTGACCCACTGGACACCGTTCTGCGCCATCGGATTCTGCGGGGGCTGCGGTGCCATCATCGGGGGCATCTGCTGTTGACGGAGCTGCGCCAGGTTATCCGGCATGGGCTGCGCGTAATAGGGGTTCTGCCATCCGTAAGGTGTGTAAGCCATAATCAGTCCTCCTTGACCCAGTAATACAATATGTTTTCATTGCTGCTGTCCCAGCTATCCCAGATCGTGCCATTTTGTACACAGACCACATGACCGGACAAAGCCAGAATATAGGTGCCTTTGGGGTGATCCTCCGCAAATTGACCCACCGTGTAGCAGTCCGGGCAGGTGTCCGGCACGATGTACCGCCGGTATCCGATGCTCCGCAGATACCGCCCCCAACAGGCGTTGGCAGACGGCATATCGCCGTCCAGATACCCTTGGATGCAGAGCCGTAAATAAATTTCGCCCCACTCCATCCCGGTTGCCTTAACGATTGCCCGCACGGTGCAGTCCCCCACATTTTTCCCGCATGGATTGGGATTAAAGTGGCTATACATACTCCCTCCGATCATCGTAGAGCAGCTCGATCATGCGCACACAGCGTTCCAGCTCCGCCGGATCGGTCTGAGCGACAATATCTCGCGCCAACTCCGCCGGATACCCGCAGGCCAAAAGCCGCTCGAACATTGTGTGCGCCTCCTTTACACTTCTATGATACAAAAAATCCGGACAGCCAAACTGCCCGGAAACTGCCTGTATTCTGCCCTCAAACTGCCCAAAAAATATTTTGACTTTTTTGCTTTTCCCTCTTGACTTTACGCTAATATTAGCGTATAGTAAAAGCATAAAGAGAGGGGAAACCCAAGGAGGAAAAAACAATGACAAAGAATACGATGAACGCGATCCAGAAGAAAATCAGCAGCGGTGAGACCCGCTTCCACATCGGCAAGTATTATTACGAGTGCGACGTCAACGGCATCATCCGCCGCCGGGAACAGACCGCCGGTTGCCTGCCCACCTCCGATTGGGAAAAGGTTGCCGACTGGAACCCCGCCACCGGCATGATTGACCAGTAAGGAGGCCCGCGATGCGCAAGAAATACGCAGACTGCCAGCGGGCAGACGGTAACTGTACCGCCTGCTCTCTGGTCAACTATGGCCGGGACTGCCACAACCGGCCCATCACCAAGCTGGAGTGGTCCCGCCGGGTGGAGGGCCTGACGCAGGCACAGCTTGCGGAGGCGTCCGGTGTCAACATCCGCCAGATCCAGCGAGTGGAGCTGGGCGAGGCGGAGGCCGGAAACCTTACCGCCAAGAACCTGATCTCCATTGCCGACGCGCTCCATGTGGATATCCGCAGACTGATATGACCCGGAAGTGTGTGATCTGCGGCGCGGAATTTGACACGCCGCCGTCCAACAACAAGCGCACCTGCTCCCCGGCCTGCTCCGCCGCATGGCGCAGCCAACAGCACAAGGGACGGCACAACAAGTGGAGCGCCGCCGCCAAGCGAAACGCCGCTGCGGCAGCGGAAAGAACCAGCAATCTGGCCCACGGCACGGAGGCCGCGCTGGCATTGCCGGAGGGCCAGCGTGGACCGCAGAACCGCAACGCCAAGATATGGCACCTGCGCACGCCGGACGGTGAGCCGGTTGTTGTGACCAATCTGACGGACTGGGCCAGACAGCACACCTCCGACTTTGGCATGGAGCCGACGGAGCAAAGCGCCGCCGCCATTTCCTCCGGCTTCCGCCAGATCAAGCGCTCCATGGAGGGGCGTTTCCGCAGGGCAAACGGGAAGCCCTGCACCGTGTCCACGTATAAGGGGTGGGAGCTGGTAGCCTGGGAAGAAAAATAAGAAAGCCGTGTCCGAATCGGACACGGCTCTTTCTCATCCCTGCATATCATCCGCTATTTTGGCGTAGGCACGCCGCCGGATCTTGGCCAACCCGTCCACGCTGACGTGGAGCAGCGCCGCCGCCTGTAGGCAGCTCTGGCCGTGGACGTCCACCGCCAGCACCGCCGCTTCTTCGTCAGGCGGCAAGCCTACCAGCCGGACGGCCTGCGCCGCCCGGGCCGGGGCCATCGATGACAACAGCGCCCGGATCTCTCGGTTTGTTTTCTCCATGGGTTTCCCAGACTTGCAGAGCGCGTTCCCGCGTGGATGTTGCCATCTTCTGGCCCTCCTCTCATTTAATCCGGATAACCCGGTCTGATCGCGCAGGTCACCAGCCCAACGCGCCGCGTCCGCTGCATGACGGCCCCGCCGTTGGCATCATTGTCGGTGCCGGTGTTGCCCTCAACGGTGAGCACGCTGCCGCCGTCCACCGCCGTCACGATCCCGCAGTGCTCGGTCTTTTTCCGTTTCCCGGAAAAGTCGAAAAACACGATGTCTCCCGGCTTATAGTCCCCCGTGACGATCTGGCCGGGCGAGAACGCCCGGTAGCGGTTCACGAAAGCCGTGCAGCTGGCGGTTTTGTAGAGGTTGAACCCCGCCTCCCGGAACACCCACCACACAAACACCAGACACCATGCAAAGGCCCTGCCGCTCACCGCCTTGCCGTAATAAGCGGTGTTGTACTTCACCTTGTTGGAGCCGGAGGGCATCTCAATGACGCCCTCCTGCCAACCCGCGATCCGGAGCACTGCCGCCCGGGTCCGGGGCTGGATGGTCTCCATCAGATCCGCACGGCCTTGGTGGCGTGGCCGTCCTCGTCAAAGGTAATGCGGTAATGGCCTTCGGGGACCCAGACCTCCTCCTCGGTGTTGGCCTTGGCGGGATCCCGCCGCATGTAATCGTGGAGGTGCTTCACGTCCTCCGGCTCGGTCTCCGCGGGGATAAAGCCCTCCTTCATTTCTTGCTTAGACCAGCCGGTCTGGGGGCCGTCGGGGGTCATGGTATAGTCCAGATGGAAGGTCGCGCCCGCCGCCTTCAGCTCGGCGTTGATCTCGCTCAGCTTCTTGCCGTTCTTCTTGCCTTCGTTGATGATGTTCTCAAAAGTCTTGTTCATAAAATGTACTCCTTTCAAAATTCGGTTGAATCTTCAACCGGTTTTAACTGTTCTTGTCCTCGTTGACCCTCTGGGTCCCGAAATAGAACCCGATGACCACCGTAAAGATGGTCAAAAACTCGCTGCCGCTGATGCTTTCCCGCAGGGCCAGCACTGCGAACACCACCGTCAGGGTGATGGTCACGAGGCTTTTTACCGCCAGCAGATTGCCCAGCCGTTTCTTGATGTTTTCCATAGTGTTCTCCTTTCAACGTTCGTTTTCATGCTCCAGATCCTGGATCCTGTGATTGATCACCTTGATCTGTTCCTCGATCACCGGCACCCGCTGGGCGAAGTTGTTGTGCTCCCGCACCTCGCGGGTCAGCTCGTCTAATTTGGTGTCGGTGATCGCCTGCTGTTTGCCGTTGGCGATGAGCACGCCCATCAGCGTCAGCCCCCCGGTGATGAGGGCGCAGATTATCGTCTCCGTCATATCACACTCCTTAAAAGTTGCAGTTTTAAGGCGCCTATATGTTTTCCCAATCAAAAAGCCGCCTTGTCATCCTTGACAAAGCGGCGTGGTCATGTGTATAATAGGGCCAGTAAGGACGGCTCACTTTGGTCGGTGCAGGTCGTTCCCCAACAGATTTAGAATCCGTAGAAAAGCCGCTGCCGATTTAGGTGGCGGTTATTTCTTTAGGTCAACGCCTAATTTGATAGCCGCAATCACAAGCATAAGTAACGCAATGGTTTCTGCTGTGCTCATGCGGTCACCCCCTTTACGGGGAAACAACCGTACCGTTCTTACTGGCGAACCCTATCATACACGGTTCGCCTTGCTTTGTCAATTTTCCGCGCCGCCCGATGGGCGGCTTTTTGTTACTCCGCCTTCGCGGTGCCCCCAAACTCCGCAGGTACCAGCTCCGGCAGGCCGCACTCGTTGATCAGGATGTCCGCCACCTGCTGTTTCAGCTTCGGAGGCACATCCGCAAACTCCCAAGGCTTTTTTGTCTTGGTGTTGATTGCCTCCATGCAAATTTTGCTCGCATACAACATAGCCATCATTTCACTGCTTCCTTTCTGTAAGTTGAAATATAGGTTTAAGGCAGCCTCTGCCAAAAACTCACGCATAAACAACATCGCCCATCTCTAAAAGGCAGTTCTCCAGAAACTCCTGTTGCTGTGCCTGCATTTGGAGCTGACTTTTCAGCTTGCTGTTTTCCGTTTCCAGCTTCGTCACCCGCTCGTCGGTGGTGGGCGGCTCCGGCTCCGGGGGAGGCGGTGTGTACGCCCCGCCGATGGCCGCGCCCTCGTAGGCGGGCAGCGCCCCGATCTCCCCGGCGAAGTCCGCCTCGGCTACGATCATGTTGACAATCACGCCGTCCTCTACGATGCAGTATTCCATAGGCTTCCTCCTTTACGCCGCGGATTTCAGGTGCATCCGGATGCCGATGAATCCGGAATAACCATAAGAGCCAGGACTGTCATTGTAATCACCCTCTTTATCTTTTCCAGCACCATAGCCACCGCTGCCGCCTCCGCCAGTGTTGGCTGCACCGCCGACAATGCCATCTGTCGCACTGGTACCGCTATAATTTTTGCCTTCTCCTCCAGCGCCGCCGCCACCAAGGGATTTTGTTTCGGCAAAAGAGGTAAACGCTGTTGCAGTAGCATTGCTGCCGTTTGAGCCGTTATCAGAATTACTGCCGCCATTTCCGCCGCTTCCACCGCCTTGAGATCCGCTTCCCCCGATGCCACCGGGTTCACCACTGCCCCCCCGGACCGGAGATAGCCCGGGATTTCCGCCAGCAGGGGCATCTCCCATAAAGGATGATTGACCGCCCGGATGCCCATCATAATCGAGGTATGTTCCGCCTTTCCCGCCAGCTCCAACAGTCGCTGGATATACTGTATTAGGTGATATTTCGACGCCTGTCTTTGTGATGGTGCCGCCTCCTGCGCCACCGCCTCCGCCGGGATATCCATATCCTGCGCCACCGCCACCGCCTCCTGAAGTTACGGAATAATCAATCGTACTCACATTCCCAGTAAACTTTACAGAGCGGCTGGACTTTACGCTCAAAAAATTATTTGTTGTCAATTTCCACGTTTTCGTGATGTTCGTCCCCTTGATTACGGTTATGGTTTCGGAGTAGTCCTCCACATCTGCGTAACCGCTGACTTTTACTACCTGTTGTCCCTCGCCGATATAGCCGGTGGCCACGCCGCTGGCGTTTGTATAAACCGCCTGTCCGTTTTCGCTGAGAATGCCCTGCACCAGCACATCCGGGATTGGTTTGCCGTTTGTAGTCAGAATTGTCAGTGCGATTGTTGCCATATCAGACATGATGAGCTTCAGTTGCCCGGCAATACCGGAAAATGCCTCATCAACTGTCCGGTCTGCGGCCCGACCAAACAAGGAGACCTCCGTGGAATCCTGAAGCAAGTTTAACTTGCTCAACTCCGTGCCGGGGTCTGCGGGGTCATCCTCCAGCGCCAGATACTCATAGCGCTGAAAGGTCCCATCCTCTGCGTACACGCCGTAGCGCAGAGCGCCGTTTTCAAGGGCCTTCGTGGGCGTTCGATCTCTCATGCTTTCACTCCTTTGCTCCCGCACACCGTCACGCCGCAGTGGCGGACGGCTGTGTGGATTTTATTTAAAATCAGATTCAGGGCCAGCAAAATCGCCTCGATGCTGTTGGCCTCCGCCGTTGTCAGCCGCCGCATGGTCTCCGGCACCCCCGGCGTCCCCTCCGGCAGCCGCAGCGCCGCCCGCACCGCCGCCACGTTGTCCCGGTAGCGGGCCAGCAGGGATGCCGTGGGCACATCGCTCTCATACCATGTGTACGGATCCAGATCTTCGTTTGGGTCTTTAGGGCGCTCTACCACCGGTCCCGCCAGAAACACGCCGGTCCCGGCGTTGCCGTAAAATTCCCCGCTTATAACATCATACAGGCCAATATTCCCAGATGGGTCTTGGCAAGGAATAAAATCTCGGATGGCGTTCTCGTTTTCATAAATTTTGCAATAATAAAGTGCCATCTTTGTTTTTTCTTGGATGCTTCCTGATCGATTATTTGCAAATATTGCTAAATTGTAAGACAAAGAAAACGTCGCGATCTCCATAGTTGATACGGTTGCCCCGTCTACAGCAATTACGTTTTTTTTGAAATCAACGTCATGTGGATTTCCATCTACTAAACCAGAAATTGTTCTATTGGCTTTCCCATAATGCGCGAACCCTACACCTAACGCAAAACCGTTTTCTGTCCAATCAATATCTGATCCGAATACTGTATGGCTTCCCGTTTCGGATGTAGAAAACTTGATATTTACGCGTGTATTTTGGGTAGGCGTAACCAGAGCATCTATATGCTGGCCGCCATCGCTCCGGATATATTCCAGCTCCGTATACCCCTCCGGCAGGCGGGAGCTGGGCATCACCGCCCGCTCAATTTTCACCCGCTGATATCCCGGCACGTTGCAGCCCACCCGGCTCAGTCTGGCCACCAGATCCTCCAAACACGCATCCACCCGGTTGAAATCAGTGGCATTGTAAAAGCCCTTTGCGGTCTTATTCGACACATCCTCAAGCGTCCGGTCCGTCACCAATGTTGAAAAATCAAAAGCCATAATTCCTCCGTGTCCGAATCGGACCGCTACTTGCTGTAATACACCACCGCGCAGCCGGAAGCGCCCATCGCGCCATCCGCACCAACGCCAGGATAACTGTAGATTTTCCAATAGCTGTGAGAAAAACCACCTTCATCTTCCCACGTTATTTTTTGCCGCCGGCCCTGTTCGCCGCCCTTGCCGCCGGCCCCGCCGTCTCCGGTTCCCGCTTTTGGCTTCGCCACGCCCGTCCGGGCGAAGCTGTCGCCGCTGGCCACGTCCGTATAGCCGTTTTCATAGCGTTTGCCGTTGGCGGAGGAATACGCTCCAAAGGTGGTGTCCGGCCCAAAGGCCACTGGGAACTCCTGACCCTCGTTGATGTTGATGGTCCCAGCCCATACCAGACCGCCCAGACCGTCCACGCCGTCCGCACCGGCAGCGTTCCATGTACCGTCTGCGCCACGAGTGCCGTCTCCGCCCTTGCCCACAAGGATGACCCGCAGAGATTTCTTCCCAGCCGGGGCTTTCCATGTGCCGGGGGTGGTGATGACCTCCCGGCCCTGATACAAAAAGCTGCCGTCCGCCTGTAGCAGCTGGCTTTGGCAGCCCTGCATAACGCCATTGGAAAACTGGAACGTCTGCATGGTCAGCCGCGCAGTGGTGGCCTGACTCTCGTCCAGCCACACCGTCTCCACGTCACCGATCTCGGAGGACGGATCGCCCCGGCCCGTCAGATCCAGCACGTTTCCGCCGTAGGTGGCGAGGATCAGCCGCGCCGCCGCCAGCGCCTGTGCCTGCGTCTTGATAAACGGATTGTCGATGCTCACCGTCTCGCTGGACGATGTGGCGTTGCCGGACACGATGTATTTCGTGCCCGACCCATCGTTGAGGGTAAAGATCAGCGCCGCCACGTCCCCGTTGGCCTTCATAACCGGGTAGCCGTTGAGATTGTCCAGTGTCACTTTGTTGCCCTCGCTCCACAGCGGCTCGGCGGTCAGGTCCCCGGTGGAGGCGTCCGCACGGGGCCATGTCCCCGTGGCCTGACACACCCAGCGGAGGACGTCCCCGCACTTTTTCCCTTGCAGATCGTCCGCCGTGCGCACCGTTACCGGCAGCGCCGTGTAGTTGGGGTCCACGTGCCACCGATCCTGGAAGTTGACGCCCAGCTGCGCCGCCAGAGCGCCGATCCACCCGCCCAGCGTAGTGGGGAGGGTGGAGGGCGCCAGAAATTCCCGGTTTGCCAGCAGGCCGATGATGTCCACCAGATTCCACTGCATCGTCAGGCCGTTGTCGCCGGTTTTCCAGCCGCCGGAGTACTGATAGAAGATTCCCAACCGTTTGTACTCGTCCGTGCCGTCCGCCAGCCGGACGCCCAGAGAGATATCGATCCCCTGCCGCTCCTCGATGGATTGAAACAGCCCGTTTTTACTGCGCGGCTCAAACCGCCGGGAGAGGTTGTCAATCTTGAGGGTACACGTGCCATACGGCAGCGCCGTGGCCGCGATGTTGCTCTGCTGCTTCACGGTAAACTCCGCGATCATCCCGCCGTCCCAGCCTTCGTATACGCCGGGGACAATCTCCACCACCCGCATCCGCCTGCTGGGCCGTGACCACTTGGTCACCGTCACCCGAATGGCGTCGGGGTTGTTGACCGTGAAGCCCTCCAGCGATACGGAGGGAGCCGTGTTGCCGGTGTACGTCCGCGTGTGGTACGCCGTACCGCCCTGCTTGACCTCCACCGTAAAATCTTCCGGAAGCCCGTCATAGTCATTGCCAGGGAAATATACGGAGCACGCCTGCAAGACAGACACGCCGGAGAATTGCAGTTCCACCCACGGCGGCGTGGAAAACGTCCCGTCCGCGCCGGACAGCACGTTGCCGATGTAGCCCATCTGGCCCGCCGTCTGAGCGGGATCGTCCGGGAGAAGGTCCCACGTCCCATCCAGCGCCCACCGGTCACGCTCTAACGTAGCGTATTTGGTGGGATTGCCAAAAACCTTATCGTAGAGTTGCTCCGGCTTGCTCCACGGGATCTGCCCGGAGGTCTCCCCGGCGCCGAACACGATGTCCGGGGAAATGATGTCAATAACCGCCCGCAGCAGCACCCGCCGCGCGTCTCCTGTGATCGCCGCATGATACGCCTGCCCGCTTTTAATCATGCGGCGTCACCTCCCGCAGCGTAAAGCCTACATTGTGCCACAGCCCTACGCCATTCCGGGAGAAGGCGTAGGTTGGCTGTGTCATGGATTCCACTAAAAACGTGCCGGTGGCCATGGTGTCAGAATCGTCCGGCAGATACACCACCGGGAACGCCTTACCGGAGCGCAGCACAGCTGCCAGCTGCCGCCAGAGGGCGTTTCCCATGTAATCGTAACTCCATGTGATCATCTGCACATGGCCCCGGACCTCCTGTACCGTCCGGCCGGAGATCATCTGCACATTAACAGACAATTCCCCGGGATAGCATTGATACTTGTCCCTGCTGGTTTCCGGCAGATAAATGCCGTTGATAATCAACTGTGTCATGCCGTTGCCACCTCCGGGTTGCTCCTGGCCGCGTCCCGCAGATCAGGCAGAAGCCAGCTGGCGATCTGCTGGCCGTTTTGCAGGATAAGGTTGATCGTATAGCTGCCGCCGGGGCTTCCGGCGCTCTGTGCCGCCAGCCCGTTGACCATCCCAGCCGCCGCATTGTAGACGGTGTCCACCGTCGGCGTGGGGATGGCATCCTGGATCCCGGAGGAAACGCGCTGCATCTGCCGCTCGAAGCCCTGACCAAGGCCCAGCGCCATATTCTGGCCGATTCCGGCAAACACCCGGGAGGGCGAGTGGATCCCCAGCACGCCCTTGACCCCGTCTACAAGGCCTCCGACAAAGCCGGAGATCTTTTCTCCGATCCAGCTGGCCATAGCCTTGATGCCTTCCCACAGCCCCCGGACAATGTCCTTGCCTACCTCGATGATGTCCGGCAGGGAATCCAAAAAGGCACTGATAATGGTATCTACCAGCGCCAGCGTGCCACGGAGCAGCTCCGGCAGGTTTTGCGCCAGACCCTTTACCAGCGATACGATCAGCTGGACGCCAAGCTTCAGCACCTCCGGCAGCTTTTCCGTAGCATAGGCCACAAACCTTGTGATCATATCCGGCCCCTGCTCCCTTACGGTTTCTGCAATGTTTTTCACTACGGACTCAATAACCGGCAGCACGTTTTTCGCCACGTTTCCGGCGCTCTGGATCAGTTCCTCGGTCAGAGCGCCGATATCGGCGTTCTGATCGCCTAGGCCCGTGACAAAATTCTGATATGCTGCCTTCATGGAGTTGATAGAGCCCTCCACGGTGGTGGATGCCTCCAGCGCTGTGGTGCCGGTGATCCCCATTTCCGTCTGGACCGTGTGGATGGCGTCCACAATGTCCGCGTAGCTCTCAATGCTGTAATTGGTGTAGTTGCCCTGAGCGGCGTTCAGCGCGTTGGCATCGGCGATCAACCGCTCCATTTCGGATTTCGTACCGCCATAGCCCAGTTTCAGGTTGTCCAGCATGGTATAGTTCTGCTTGGCAAACCCCTGATAGGCGTTCTGGATGGACTGCATGTCCGTGCCCATCTTGTTGGCGTTGTCGGACATATCCGTGAGCGCCTGATCCGCCTTTTTAGCCGCCGCCTCCGTGTCGTTGCCCATGGATTGGAGCAGGGACGCGGAGAAGCTGGTCACAGTCTCCATATAGGCGTTGGCGGAAAGGCCTGCCGTTTTGTAGGCGTTCTCCGCGTTTTTGATTACCGTGTCAGCAGAGCTGCCAAACAGCGTTTCCACGCCGCCCACCAGCTGCTCATACTCACCGTAGCCCTCAATAGCGCCGCTGATGAGAGACTTGATCCCGCTGGCCACTGCCTTGACACCGGAGACGATGGCATTGCCAAGCAGATTTGCTTTTAGCACATCGCCAAAGATGCTTGTTTTCTGTCCGGCGCCGTCCATGGCGTCGCCTACGCCCTCCACGCCGGTCTCCAGCTCGTTGAGCTGCTTTTTCGTGCGGTTTACATCGGTGGTGGCGTTGTTCAGCGCCTGCTGCCACCGCTGTACCTCACTGCTGTTTTCAGAGTAGTTGGCCTTGGCGTAGTCCAGAGCCTTCTGCACCTCGCCCAGGCGCTGCTGCTGGACCTCCAGCTGCCGGTTCAGCACGTCAGACTGAGCCGCAAGCTTTTTCTGACTGTCATTGTCAACGTCAAAAGCGGAGGTCACCGCCTTCATCTCCGTACCAAGGGTTTTAAGCTGCTGTCCCATGGTTCGGAGGGATTCTCTAAATTCCTTTTCGCCGTCAATGCCGATTTTCGGGCCAATATCGACCGCCATCGTCTCACCTCACATTTGGGATAATTTCCTCGTCTGTCAAAGCGTGCTTGGGGGCAAAACCCTCCCGCTTGATCTGCTCAATGGCGATGTAGTCCAGCAGCTCCCCAAACGGCACATCCAGCGCCTCGGTGTAGGTCAGGCCGACGGCCATTCCATACCACAAAAACCACTCCGGCGCTAAGGGGCCGCCGGAGTGGTTTCCGCGTTTTTTCCGGGGTCCGCCTCCACGTGGGTCTCTCTGCCGGAGACTACAGCCTCCGTGATTTTTGTCCGGAGCTGGCCGAAATCGTTCAGATCCATCACGTCCAGCAGCTCATCCGCTGTCAAAGGCGGCTCGGTTTCCAGCCCGTTTAGTTTGGCATACCGGGCGCCGCCGTCCATCATGGTTGCCAGCAGCCATACCGCCTCATCCAGCGCCTTGAGCGGATCACCGGCTGAGAGCGCCGTGTCAATGTGCTCCACGCCGCCGTAGCGTTCCGTTACTGCCCGCACCACTCGGGCGGAAAAGCACAGCAGGTGCGCCTTTCCGCCGATCTCAATACTGGCCGTTCTCATGCAGCGATCCCCAGCCGCGCCTTGATATAAGCCTCAGCCTGGGCCTCTGTGGTAAAGGTGGCTTCCTTTTTCCAGACGTGAGTGGCGGAATCATCCCGCATGATAGCGCCGGTCAGCTCCGGGGTCTGCCACTCGATGGACTCACCCTGCGTGGTGGCCGCGTCCTCCGGCACAGAAAACATGACCTTCGGCAGCACCACGCCCCGCCACTTATACGCGCCGTTGACCTTCTTCTTGATGATGAACCCAACGCCCAGATACGGGGTCACCTGAGTGTCGTCATACACCAGCTCTTTCACAGAGGTATCCGTCACACCGTCAACACCGGTGATGGCCTGCTCCGTCAGGCCCAGAATGGCCTTGCTGACCTCCTGACTCAAATCAGTAGTAGACAGGGTCAGGGAGCCGTTGGTAAAGCGACGGTCCGTTTCCGCCAGGCCATTGTCGCCATAGAGGTTGTTGTCCTCCGTGGTCTCGATGGCGATATTGGCCTCCGTCGCCTTGCCCATTACCGCGCCGTCAGAATAGCTCACCACGCCGCCGGTCTCGGAATAAATGGCGTAATACGGCTTGCTCAAACCAATGGTTGCCATGTGCGCTCCTTTCTCGCGGTCCGAATCGGACACGCGCTCACTTCATAATTTTTTCGATCTCGCTCTCTGCTCGCTTCTGCATGGCGGCAAGCGCCTGCTTTTTCACCCGGCTCACTGCCTTTCCTACAAAACGGTTTTTGCTCATCCAACTGGTACCGCTTTCAATAGCCCGGGCAACCATCTGATTCGGCTGCCCCTGTGGCCAGCGCTTGGAGCGGATGTTGTTATATCCGTCAAAACCGATTTTGACGTTATACATTCCGTCATTGTCCTTCTGCATGGATGTGATACCGAGGGTCCCCAGCAGCGCAGCCTTTTGCGTTTTTTTCGGCCCTCGGACCGGATTCTCCTGCGTGCCCCAGCCCTCGTCTGTGGGAACAGTCTGCAATTCTGCCCGGATGGCATCAGCCACAACCTTTGCTCCGTCATGGATGGAAGGGCCGCAGACTTTTTCCACAGTCTCTTTTTCCAGCCGGGTGAGCTTCAGCATGTATTCCTCGCCGCTTTTAAACGTGATGGTCGCCATCAGGTCACCTCCCACACCCACTCATAGTGGATAAAACCGGTGTCCGCCTCGTACTGGACGGAGTTCAGCGCCCAGAAGATCCCGTGGGCGCTGAAGCTCTCGCCCAGCTGCTCAACCCAAGGGTCAAACTCGGATTTGGTAAACAGATCCGTAGTGCCGGTGACGGCGGTCTCCTCGTGGTCGTTGTCTCCGGGCAGGTCGTGGCTGCCGTCCTCCTGCCACACAAAATAGCGGTCGGATTTGAGCCGGACGGCGTGGCTCACTGCGTCTGTCACCGCCCGGTGAGCAGCGATCACCCGCTCATACCAGGTGGTCATGGGGCACCTCGTATTTCTGCTCGATCCGCAGCAGCGTCAGATCCATACTTTCCGGGAAAACGTCGGTTGTTGTCTGGATCAGATCGATGCGGTACTGCTTGCCGTCCTCCGTCACAGCCACGTCCTGGCTGCTCACGCCGGGGACCCGTGGAACCCGCAGCACCCGCTCGATCTGAGCCTGATTCTGTTTTCCCTCGTAATACCGCTGGATGCCAAGACGCCGCTCCTCGTACCGCAAAGCGGCCTTGAATGTCAAACCCTCCACAGGCTTGTAGCCCGGCGCCGCCGTATCTGCAACAGCATAAACCTTGACCAGTCCGTCGGAATAGGTCTGAGTGATCTCGCTGTCACGGCGAGGGCGATACGGCGCTTTCCATGGCATACGCGCTCACCCGCCTTTCGCTCTGCATACTCAAAATGAGAGATTGATAGTTGTTTTCAAACACATCCAAAGCGCTGTCTCTGGCGTAGCGGACGTATTCCATCAGCAGCGTCCGGGCGTCGCCGTCCGCTGTATAGTCCTGCGGGCTTCCGGCCTTCTTGTCCAGGTACCCCATCCCGGAGGCGATGAGCCCGGATACTTTGGTATCCGTGGTCTCATCGCTCCAGGTGATGTTCAGGTAGTTCTCCACATCGGACAGCAGGCCGGGCGGCAGGCTGTTCCGATCCGCCATCAGCTCTTGGTGACGGTGACCGTGTAGGTCTTCTTGGCGGTGCCGTTAGCAGCGGTGACGTTGACCTTCACCGTGTTGCTGCCGGTCTGCCAAGTGGCAGCGCTGCCATTGTCGATCTTGCGGTTGTTCACCAGCACCTCGATCTCCGCGCCTGCGTCAGAGGGGACGGCGGTCACGGTGTTGGTGGCGTTGGTAGTCTCCGCCGTATAGGTCACGGTGCTGGAGGCGAAAACGGGGGACAGGGCCTGAGAGCCGATAGACAGGGCGCTCAGGGTGGCGTCATCAGAGGGCGCGGTTTCCGTCACCTGCGTAACCTTCCAGGTGGCGGGCTTCAGGCCGGAAATATCCAGCAGCAGGAAGGCGTTGTTGTCCAGAGGCATACCGTTGGCGTAACCCTTGATGAGGTATACCCGCTCGTCCTCCAGGAAGTGGTAGTGGTCGCTGTACTCAATGCGGCCGTTGGGCGCGGTGCCCGCCATAGCCAGATAACGGTTAGAGAGGCCGATCACTGCCTTGCCCCGGCTCAGTGCAGGGGTCTGAATAATGGTCATGGGGTAGGGCATCACATCGTTGCGATAGGTGCCATCGGGGGCCATCAGCGTAGTGGCGGGCATCACCGTCTGGTAATAGTCCTGCGGATTCACCAGCAGCAGAATGTTTTCCACACGGCGGGCCTTGCCGTTGGGATCTGCCGCCAGCAGGGAGATCAGGTTGCCCACGGTGGCGGGGCTGAGATCCCGCACCTTCACGGCGGACTTCTCGGGATAGGCGTTGCCGGAACGCACCACGTTGTCGCCCACCTGACGGGTCATGCCGATGGGCTTCTTGTCACCGTCGCCGGTCACGATGCCCGCCTCCATGCCGTTGGCGAATGCCTCGTACAGCACTTCGCGCACATAGCGGTCCAGCCACTCAGGGCCAAGATCCAGCATGGCCTTGCACACCGGCAGGAAAGCGGAGAGCTTCAGCAGCTGGGCGGGAATCTTCTTAAAGCCGGAGGTTAGCTCCTTGACGATGTCGTCGCAGAGATCGCCCCAGGCCGCCTCCTCATAGCCGTTGGTGTTCACCATGATCTCCACTGCGCCGCCGGTGGCCCGGAAGTTGATGCGGCTCAGCAGGGGGTGATTGGTCTGGAGATCCTCGAAAACGGAGTCGATCACCGTCTTGGGCAGCACAGCGTCCATGCCGGTCACGGCCTGCCGGGGATCAATGGACTTCATGGCCTCGCCCAGCTTTTGGTAGTAGGCGTGCTCCTCGCCGGTAAGCTGGTGGACGCCACGGGCCGTCAGGATACGGCTGTCCATTTCCTGGCGAAGGTCGGCAAGCTGCTGCTCATACTCCTGCTTTACGTCCAGGCCCACACGCTGGAGCATTTCGTCAAAGGCCGCCTGGAAACCGGCAGGGTCATTGTCGGCAACGGCCTTCTGGATGAGGGTGCGGAGCTCCTCGCGGCTCCGGATGTCATTGTTCTGCATAATGTTCTCCTTTCATTTTCAGCCAAACAGGCTCATAATACGGTTTTTCTGCTGGGGTTCGAGCTGAGGCTCCGGGCCTTTCGGATCAGGGGGGCAAGGCGGTTTATGACCAGCGTCCGCCGCCAACTGCCGGAGCTGGGCGGCAAGACTTTTCTGCACGGTGATCCGCTGCTCCAAAGTCAGGTTGGCCTTTTGCAGCAGAGCCGCAGCCTGGGTCATATCCGCGTCCTTTTCCGCGTAGCGGTCGGCCAATCCCAGTTCCATGCACTGCTCCGCCGTCAGCCAGGTCTCCGCATCATACATTTCCTTCAGGGTATCCGGGTCCAGCTTGTCACCGGCCTTTTGGAGATAGGCTTCCATCCCCGCCTGATTGATGGTGTCCAGATTGTCTGCGGCCTTTCGCAGCTCAGCTGCGTTTCCGTAAATACCCATGCTCATGTTGTGGATCATCATGAGGGCGTTGCGCGGCATCACCACCGTGTCGCCGGCCATTGCGATGACCGAGGCGATGGAACAGGCAAAGCCGTCCACATACACCGTCTTGTGGGCGCTGTGCCGCTTGAGCTGGTTGTAGATGGCCGTGCCCTCGAATACACTGCCGCCGTAGCTGTTGATGTACACGGCGATCTCCGTCGCCTCCGGATGCTCCGCCAGAGCGTCCCGGAAGGCGTTGGCGCTGGTCTCGCTCTGGATCGTCTCGTCGGTCCACCAGTCATAGCTGTCGCCCTCCACATCTCCGTAGATGTAAAGCTCCAGTGTCTTGGCGTCCTCCGCCCGCTGCTTCAGCGCCCACATCCTCCGGTCCTTCTGCTTGGGATTACTCATTCCCGCTGTCTCCTTTCTGTGCATTCATCTGCTGCGCGGCTTCTTGGATCCGCGCGATGTTCAAAGTCAAAAAGTGCTCGTCGGCCCACGGCTCGTTGATGGTGGCCTGGTTGGCCGCCCGCAGCACATCGTTGACCGAGAAGGCGCCGCTGCCCACCAGCTTTTCCACGTTGGCCGCATTGGCAAACATGTCAAAGTGGAGGATAGCAGAGGAATCTACCCGGACAAAGTTGCCCTGCTTCCATCCATCAAAGCCGTACCGCTTCCGGGTGATTTCCTCTTGGAGCTGATCGCAGATGGGGTCGATGCACTGGGTCAGAAAGCGGCTGTTGGCGTCCGCTGTGCCCTGAACGGTGCCATTTACCAGTACAGCGGGGATTAAAAATCCCCGGGCGGTAAAATCGAAAATGTCCTCGATCAGGTTCCGCACGTCCCGGCTGTCGCCCACCTTGCCATCGCCAGATTTATTGACCTGCTGGTAGTCATAGCCGTCAAACTCCGGGAGCACCGCCGCGCCGCTGCCAAAAAACGGTTTGATCTGCTGCTCGATGATCTTGGCAAAATTTTGCTCAAAATCCTGCGTGCCCGATGCGATCTGATTAACATGGACCTTCCAGTGCTGCCCACGCTCCCACTGATAGCGGCTCATAGCCGCTGCCACCAGCCGCATGTAGGACTGGCACAGACCGTCCACCACCGGGCGCATGGCGTTGTGGTGGAGCTTTAAATGCAGCACCTCGTTTTCCCGAAAAGTTTTTTCATAGGCGGTGTCACCCACCGTCACGTTAATGTACTCATTCATCCGCATCGGCCAGAAGGTGCTCTGCTGCCAGCTGTCCGCCACCATCACCGCGTCCATGCCGTCCCGCCGCTTACTGGAGATCACCAGCGCTTCATTGTCCAAAAACAGTTTGGCGATCAGCTTGTGCCAAAAGGCGGAGCTGTTCTGGTTCACGTTGGGCTCCACATTCCACAGGTAATACTCCTGCTCCTGGATTTCCTCCCGCCCCCGGAAGGTCTTTACCTCGCAGCGGCCCACGGCGTTGGCCACCATGTTCACGCAGGTCCAGAAGGAAAGCTGCCGCGCCTGGAAGTCTTCGGCCGCTGCCAATAGCTCCTGGCAGGAGACCTCCGCCGTGGTGGTTCGTCCACCCTTTCCCGCCAGCCATTCAAAAAATCTCAATCCCATAGTTCAGCCTTTCTCCGGTCCGATTCGGACCGCTATAGTCTGATGGCTCCCATCAGCGGGGCCGCCAGCGGAGCACCGGTGCCCAGCAGTGGTTCGATCGTCATACTGGCCACCAGTGCCATAAAGGGGTCAGTCTTTCGGCTTTTTGCCTCGATTTTGGCGTAGATAAAGTTTCCGGTATCGACCCCCTGTTTCCGTGAGCTGCGGACCCGCTTGGTGTTGTTTACGCCCCATCGCAGGTGAGGCTGATCGCCCCAGTAAAACAGCTCCCGGTCGAAGCATTCCTGGATCACCGGCTCCACCTGCATAATGTCTGATGGCCGCACCAGCTTCACCCGGTTCTTGTCCGCCGCGTCAAAGCCGATGGCGCGCATACTTTCGGAAACCAGCGTCCACCGGTAGTGGTCCATTGCCAGCGCCTTGATGTTGTAGCATCTGGCAGCGTCCTGAATGTATGCCGCAATCAGATCAGGACTGATGCTTACATCATCCACCGCCGTCAGGTGTCCTTCCTTTGCCCACGTCTGCCACGGAGCCTTGATCCGGGGCAGGGTTTTGGATTGCAGGCAAACCCATGCGTGGTTGATGTCAAACCGGTCTGCGCCCCGCCGGAAATGGAGGTTGACTGCCGCCCAGTCGCTCAGCTCCGCATAGTCCAGTCCTACAGTGCAGGTCCAGCCATGCAGATCAGGCTGTGGCTTATTGGTTTTGAGGATTTTTTCATAGTCCGTCACGCTGATCTCCTGAAATCCGGCCCGCAAGCCCATTCGCTTTGTCAGGAAATCGCCGTTTTGCTCCGGGTGCTCCACCCAGTCCCGGTATTCGTCTGCCGTCTCCTGAAACAGATCCGGCAGATAAAACAGGGATGGATTTGCCATGTACCAGTTTTCCGGATCATGGACCTGCTCCCGGGTTTCCAGGCAGCAGATGAAGGGAAGAAAGCCGTTGTCCGGCTCGTTTTCAAATAAGATCCGTCGTCCTCTGGCCAGATAGTCATCCAAAGGCCCGTCATTGACTTCGCCGTTGGAGGTAAAGATCCCCACGCGGGGCTGAGCTACCTTACCCTGACCGGTAATAAACACCTTGATGTTGTTGTAGTTTTCAAACTGATGGACCTCGTTAAAGATCACCATGCCGGAGCGCATACCGTCCCGTCCCTTGGGGTTGTTGGTGCGGCCCTTGACCACGCCCCGGTTTTTCCGGCCCTGCACCAGTTCCTTTGTGTGGTAGTAAAACCGTTTCAGCTTTGATTCGTTCTTGGGAAGCTCCAGCGTGTTCACCAGATCCAGCACCGGCGTCATGGCCTGCTCCTCGTTATTGGCGCAGATGTCTACGTTGTAGCTGCCAACCGGATTGTAGGGAGAGGTGGCGCACATGGAGACAAATGCGATAAATCCGTCCTTTCCCGCGCCACGGCCCACCATGGAAAACAGGGTCTTCCACCGGGGCCGTCCGTCAGAGGTGTAGGTGCACATCCAAAGCGCCGTCAGAAATTGCTCCCACAGGAAAAGATCTTTATACGGGAAATAGCGGGACAAACTCAAATACCGCCGAAGCTGCTCTGTATCTACCAGCAGATCTTCTGTCTCAAAGCACCGCCGGATATGCGCCGCCAGGGCGTGCTGCTCCGGGCAGGCCCGGGGCTTGTCCGCCTCCACCGCCTCCAGATACGCCTGGACCTCCGGCGGCAGCTTACAGTTCATCGTCCATGCCTCCCGGCACGTCCGATTTTGCGGCGGCGTCCTTAAAGCCAAGTGCCGTCCATACGGCCAACATTTGCCGGGCCACCTGAATTTCCAAAGACACGCTGCGATTTTCCGTAATGCGGCCCCGGTCATCCATTACGGAAAGACCGCGCTCAGCCACATCCGTCTGCAATTCCTGCCGCCGTACCCAGAAGTCCAGATACTCGTCCACCTTGTCGGTGTACGCTTTTTCCAAAATGCCTCTGGCTTCCAGATTGTCCAGCATGGACTTTTTCAGTTCCCGGTACTGTTTGGTTTTTCTCCAGTCCTTTGTCTGCTCCATAAGGCTCCTCCTTTCCCGTTTCTTTCCGTCCGGCGCACACGGCGGCTCTCGCATGGCAGCCAGAGCCGCCGACAGGAGGATTACAAACCCGCTGCGGCGCAAGCGCCGCCGTGCACACCGGAAGCATGTGTCCGAATCGGACCGTGCCGTCCCACCGCGTCTACGTCAATACCCCGCGCATCCAGCGCAGACCTTCGGCGCAGGCAGGGCGGCAGCTCCGGCCCATGACCCGGCCTCCGTGGTAGGGCACGGAGACCGGAAGGGAAGAAAGAGTGAAGCCGGCACAGGGGCCGGGTCACAAACCGGATCGTGTTTTTCCATCAGCCAAAATCAGGCCTGGGCTCTGCCGGACCCTGATAGCTCCAGCTGGACGCCTTCGGCAACCGAATCCCCTTCTGTGCCCTTGAGCCCGGCAGCATGTCTCCAAATCGGTCCATCCACTGCTTCTGTGCCCTTGAAACCGGCAGAATCATTTCCGCGCCCGCGCCGCCTGCGCGTCACGGCGCCGCGCACGCCCGTCGGCCCCTCTTTTGTCCTG